TTAGTGTCAAGGATTGTTTTCGTTTATTTTCAAATAAACCCTATGTTCCATAGACGGTTTCTTTTTCGTTCTGTTCCCTACTTTCTTCATCAGAAGCGGCTTCTATTACTGATTCAGCCCATGCAAATATAGCGTCAAGCTCTTCTTCAGTTGAACAAGAGAAGAGATCAAGGGCTTCTTCAAGATCTACAAACTGGGATTCGAGGATTTCTAAAGCTTCGTTTATTGTTGATTCACACATTTTGTGCTCCGTTGTTGTTATCTGTTTATATTATATCACACTATGCGTTATAGTCAAGGAAAAAAGTAATTAAAAAGTCAAGAGAAAAAGTAATTAAAAAGTCAAGGAAAAAAGCAATTAAAAAGTCAAGAGAAAAAGAGTTTTTTTACTTTTACGATGACCGTGTCTTCGATGTCTTCCTTTTTACATCCCGTTTTCTCGCATTGCTCAAGGGCTTCTTCAAGTTTATTAAGTGAGTCCATTTTTTCCTTTGTTAGATTCACATATCGGATTTCATCAATGGACATATCTTTTTCCCTGCTTACCGGCTGGGGTGATTTCCCAATGATCGGCATAGTGAACCGCTTTTGGATCATAAGCCATCACACACCTTGATCCTGATTGACCGAATTCTGATCTCACCTTGTCAAAGTATATATTGGTATGTGGATATGGAATATCAGCGGATATTGTTCCTTTTTCGACTATTACCCCAACGTGAGCATCTTGACGGATAGCTGATGCACCTTTTAGGTCGGTAATCTTGACGCGCCTTTGAAATTTCACGCTGTTATTGTTTGGATGACAAATCAATAATATTGTTATATTGTCTTGAACCGCTAAAGTTGCAAACTTTCGAATTGCCTCTTCAAGGTTTCTTCTTTCATCATCATCATTTCTAACAAGGAAACCAAGGTGATCGACAAGAAACAATTGTGTATCGTATCGCCGCGCCGCATGTCGCATGCTTTCGATCAGGGTATCAAGCTCACCATCACCATAATGATCATAGATCCGAATCGGATAGGAATCCAACGCGGCTAATCCGCTCAATCTTTCTTCCGCTGTGAATTCTGTAAAGTCATTTTCCAATTCGCATCTTAAAAGCTTCTGAACGGTTCCAATTGGTGACTGTTCAAAACTGGTTAGCAGGATAGGAATGTTCTGTGTTTTGGCAATTGACCAGAGCAACCATGTAGCCCAAGAGGTTTTCCCGTGTCCTGACTCGCCAGAAACAACCCATAATTCCCCTTTTCGGATGCCTCCTATGCAAGGATCAAGCTTCATTGACCCGGTGCTTAATCCCTTCATTGTCTCCGGTTTATTGATAAGCTTTTCAAGCTGTTCAGCATATTCGCCTACTGTCTTTAAGGAGGTTTCCATGAAAGATTCAGCATCATGAAAGGCGTGATCTATGGATTCAGGATTTCCGTTTCCACTAAGCAAATCCCCAACATCGTTAAACTGTCTTAGTCGCATTCTCATACATCTATAGTGTCCAAGTCTTTTAGATAGCTTTTTAGCTCCTTCATCACCGGCTTGATCCCCATCAAAGAAAATCCAGAAGCTTTTGAACTTTTCCAATTGGTCAAGCCAAGGATCGGCAAATGCTCCTGCGCCGGTTGTACCGGAAACAACATTATCATTATAGCCTAATGTCTGCATAGCCAAAACATCCAATTCACCTTCACAAATGATCACCATGTCGTCATTTCTCAAGGATAATGAATCGCTACCGTACAAAGGCATTTCTCGACCTGAGCAATTCCGGTATTTCGGAACCTTCAACCGCTTTCTTTCCACAGGTGGAAGAAGAGATCTAAACTTCATATTTATGATATCGCCTTCCGGATTCTTCAAAGGTATAACCAGCCATTCCTGAGATCCGTATTTCATGACACCAAGATCGGCTTTCTCTATCACCGTTTCAGATAGCTTTCTCTGATCCATTAAATAGGATTTCGTGGTGTTTTCATCGCGCCATAGATTCTTTTTGTATTGTTTTATTAGAGACTCATCAAAACGAAATGGATCATTAGGGTCAACCTTTACAGGTTTTGTCTTTGGCTTTTCGAATTTAACAACCTTCTCTATTGTTTTTCCAATTGTCATGTTCTGGTTTTTAGTTGAGCCAGAAGAGAAACCTTTATCTTGCGACCATTGCCAAACCTCTTTCCTGTCGGAGGTTGAAAGATCGCGGTATCGATTACCGGCTATATGCCAAGAAACCAGATCAAGCATGTTTCCTTGCTGCTTGCAAACATGGCAAACCCAACCTTTGAGGTTTTCGGTTGTTCCCAACGATCCTCGATTGTCGGAAGAACCTCTGGAACCATCATGGCAAGCCGGGCAAGGTGAAAAAGAATTCCTTGTCATTGGCTTAATAGATAAATGGGTTGCCATTTCTGTTATAGGTGTATTGTTAATTAGTTCCCACCATTTCATTTTGTCACCATCCTATAAGGTAGGAATGGCTTTGAAGTATCAAGCACCGGCGGCACATACCCACCATCTTCTTTAGAGGATTTCTTTTTCCATTGCTTAGCTCTTGAAAGCTTCTCTTTCAACTTTGTAACTCTTGTTAGATTGTCAAGCCTCACATAGTCCTTTCCACATTCGTTTTTGCCTCTCATGAAAAGCACATAATCATCTGTGGATTTAGTAAAGTAATCCACTATTAATATTAGTTCTTCAAATGATACAATTGATAAAGCATTTGATATCATTTCCCTTGATATCTTAGAAAGCTTTGGTGTAGATTTTTGTAACGGCTTTCTCAGGTTTATATATTTATCAAATACGATCAGCACTGGATCAGGGGGCGCATCCGTCACCAGCTTAACAATTTTTGAGGGTTTCATTTTCAGTTATCCGTTGTTGATTTATGTAACCATAGAGCCACACCAGCCGCATCCGTTAGGTGATCAAGCTCTCCAAGTCGCTCTAAGTATATACTTATATCACATAATAAGGTAGGGATCAACTTTAAACTGGAAAATTTCGCTTTTTTTCTTGGGGTAAAAGGGTTGAGTCTAAATAAAAAATGTCTCCATTTTATAGCCTGCACCCAATTAGTTTTCACATCACAAACAGCTTCAATAACTCCCGATATACACCCCCCAAAACGCGCCACGATGATACCTGTTTTGAAGTTTTTTCCTATATAGGCATCCTCACAGGCAAGCTCTATCAATGTTCCATTTTCAAGGGCTTTCCGGACGATCAACAGGTTGCTGATATACTGACCGATAGCACCACCTGATTTAACCAGAACCTGTTCAAAGAATCCTTCATCATCAAGCATGGATATTTCATAGACTCTTTTCTTTTGTCTTGTTCTTGGTCGCCAAGCAAGAGCGACAGCCATAACCCCGTTTATAAGGATTACGGCTGCGCCGTTGGATGCTGGATCAATCCCAATGGTGATTTTAGAAAGGTATCTCTTCATAACTATTATTAGATAACGCGCTGGATGGAGCATCTTCAAACTGATTGGGAGAATTTTCTTGATCTTCAAAAGGATCTTTTTTTGATGGATTCTGGATATCCATCGAGGGGAGCAAATCACATTCCCACCCTTTATCCACTCGACCTTTTGCCATAGCTTCATAACGGGATTTAATGGATTTAGCGTTGCTTTGATGGGTAGGGTTTAATTTTCCCTTGCTCCGATCAAAAAACTTTATTTCAAGGTATTGATTACCATTGTATTCTTTCTCTGCAATCTGAGCGCGGAAAGGATTTGCTTGGGATAGCAAGACCTTTTCAACGTCAGATCCATTTTCTGGATCAAAGACATCCTTGATCTGGCAAGCGTGGGAAAGGTTGCCAAGTTTCCATAAAGCACGTTCCGAAAGAGAAAAACGCTCTGTGTATAGTGCTCCAACTTCATCCTTTGAATCGGATTGAAGACACACAAAGGCAACCTCAAGACTTCGCTTTCCTGCTTGAGAATAGCGATATGAACCGGAAACAGGAAAGAAAACCTTTTTTCCAGCGGTTGTTACATCCTTTCTCTCTTCAAAAGAGGGCTGAGAATCGGACTGGTTATTAGTATTGCCGTAGTCGGCTGGGTTAATTGAAGCCATAATATTATTATCTCCGTTATATTATATGGTTAAAAAATGGCATGTGGTATAAATACCTTTATCGATGGGTTGGATTGGTTTATCGATTACGCGCCATGCCTCACGCTTTTTGTTATTGTTTTCTATGGTTGCGAATAGATGAAATTATTTCAGATAGGTTGGGATCTTTGATCACCCCTTCCAAAGGGAAAGCACTTTTACAAAGGATATGATCCGCTCCGTCAAACATTAGATTTCTCTGGGCTATGCCTTTTCCATCCGTGTCTTTTACATCGCGACGATACAAACAGCCTATAATAGTAAACCACTGGGCGATTTCAGACTTTGTTTTCTTGCCATAGAACAAAGGAAAAATATGTCTAACTCCGCTTTGCTCTTCTGCTTGATCTTCCATTAATGCTGTGCAAATTACGGTACAAGGTAGATCTCGTATTGCCCTAATTAAACCTCTCATATTTTCGGCAAGTCTTCCCCAATCTTGAAGAGAGAAATCTGGCTTTCTGCTTTTAGATGAAATTTCATCTTTTAAAATCCTTTGAGCTTCTGTAAGGCTATCAATAACCAGCGTATCAAAGCTTTCCCCTTCAATTTTTCCTTCTCTTGCTTGTCGGATTGCTTCTCTTAAGTCGGTTGCTGTACTGCAAGGGTAAATTAAAGCCTCTGGATTTGAAGCTGAAATAGATGGTATTGCCTGAAGCTCTGTCAAAATAAAACATGGTCTTTGTGCCGTAGCCGCCAGAAAGGTTTTACCAGATCCTGAATTTCCATAGATGAGAATTTTTAGTGCCGCATCTAAAACAGCACTTTTAGCTCTTAATATAGCCATAATTGCAAACTCCATTGTTTGTTATTTGTTTACCCAAGTAATATAACTTATACTGTGGTAACGTCAAGCCTTAAAGTCCAGTTATTTTAGTATTTTCCAGAAAAGTTTATTCCCTCTATCGCTCAAATGATCATCAACCGAAGCATTAGACAAACAACCTTCGCTGAATTTACAGTTTCCCCACCGCTGGCAAAGGGGATAACGTGGTGCGACATAATCAAGAGCGTATCTTTCCGATCTATCTACAGACCACAGAGCCTTTTTTAACTCAGTTATTTTGTTAGCCGCCGCAAAGGATTCCCGATCAGCACGATCCAGATCCTGATTCGACAGGCTCATTTCTTCTATGACAAAATGATTTCCATCAACTCTGTATTTTAATTCTTCTATGAAATCCGCATAGTCGGATAATTCCAAACCATGCGTTTTGATCGCTTTTTCATATAACCAAGAAGGCGCGGCTCTGGACATAGCCGTAGAAAGCTTTCCACTCTTTAGCGGTTGGGGTTCCTTTGGTGGATTGCTATTGCATAGATCCCATATTACCCCTCTTATCTCCTTGCCTTTCCACTGGTTATATTTGGGGTTATTTTCAATTTCCCATCTAAGCAAAGCGGCATAGCCGATCAATTGCATGTCAAATCTTAACTTTCTGGAATAGCTATTGGGTGATCCTGTGGTTTTGTGGTCGAGAATAAACAAAGCTCCAGTATCCCTTTCTTCCAAGACTACATCAATCTTTCCCATCCTCCAATAAGGAAACCGGACACGGTGCAAGTCTTTCTTTTCACATGAAAGCATTTCTCCGATTCTCAAAGGTCGCAAGATATCTTCTTCTTCCAACACAAGCATTTCCGGTGCAAAGATACAGCCTGATTGATCGCGGATAGGAGCAGCAACCGATAATTCCACAGAAACAACTTTAAATCTTGGTTGAATCGACGTAACCCAATTTCGATACCATCCCCTAATTCCACGTTCGGCACGATCACACATATCAGCCATTACAGAAGAGGCATCAGTAAAGGGATCAAATGTATCTCTTTCGTTATAAAGGGAAGTCTCCATCAAAGACAAGCAGGCTTCATATACCATATCTTCATCCGGCAAAGAATCATCATTGATAGAATCTTTTAGAATGGTTTCTAATACCCTATGCCAAGCTATTCCAAAGGTTAACGCTCCTTTTCTTTCCCGTGGAATCAATTGCTCAACATAATCCAAAGAATATAAACGCGAGCATCCAAGAGCGTTAAATTCGGTATTGGTTAAAGTCCAAGCTGCACCAATTTCTAATAGCCTTTCAGATTCTGTATATCTATTCAACTGAGTTAATAGTTTCATTTTTTGATCTCCATTGTTATAATATAATGTATCATTTCCACAATAAAATAAAAGGACATTTCTTGTCCTTTGGGGGTTTTCATGCAACCATCACAACCAGAAAAATCAGCTTTGAAAAGCAAGAAATTCATCTTCGGAATGATTTGTAATCTTGGATGGTTATCCTTGATCGCTTACGGCATACATGCCCGTATTGATGGTGGTGTTCTGTCGGCTATGGTGTACGCTGCTGGGATAGTCCAAAGCCTGTATTTAGGTGGTCAGTCGGCGGTTGATGCGCTTGTAAGGAAAGCACATGTGACTTTCCAGAAAACGAATAAGAAAATCCTGGTTAGTGACCAATGAGCAACCCACCAATTGAAACTGTAAAACGTCTTCTAAGAATTGGAATCGAGCCAGATAAAATTGGTGATATGTTTGGAAGGGAAACAAATTTCAAAACCGATATTGATCGCTATGTCGTTATTCTTGGATCGGAATTTGAATTCCATGTGGGAATACTAAAAGACATTGAAAAGGATATAGCACGGGTTGATATCGGCGATCAAGGTGCTTACTATCTTGTGAAAAAGCACAATCTAAAGACGTTGGAAATATCAAATCAAGATATTGACCATCCATTCAAATTATGATATAATAGATTTATCCCTTTGGGGAAATCTGGATTTCTACTCTTCCGTTGTTTGCTTACATTTTTGATGTAGATTCCAGAAACCTCCGTTGTTATTGAGGATAGACGTTTTTTAACATTTTTCGTCTATCCTCTTTCTTTTTAAAATATTTCATCCCAAACATCACGGTCTGTTTTGATCTCTTACGATCTCTTCAATTACTCGCCGTTCATTTTGCTTTTCAAATTCAATTGATTTCCGCATGATACGCGGATCAAGTTTGTA